GGCCGCCCCTGCCATGTCCTTCACCCATGACCACGCGATGTCGCCAGGCACGACGGCCTCTTCGTCCCAGCTTTCCGTCCCTGCCTGCAGGTTCTTCGCCCTGGCCGCAAGCTGGTCGATCGAGCTGACGTTCCTGTCGATCATGCCGGCGTTGCGCAGAAGGAACTCGCTCATCTGGCGGATGGCTTCGTTCGTGACGGCAAGCTTCTTCTCTACTTCACCCATTCCGTCGGCGAACAGAGACGTCTGGTCGATCATGATCCCGAAGTCGTCCAGCAGAAGTGCCGAACCGCGCGAGAGACCCGTGACGATTCGCTCGAAGACCTCCTCCGCGTTCGAGCCATAGAGGATCGCCTGAGACGTTGCGAACTCGGCGGAGGTGCGTATGACGTTGCGCGCTTCGGAGAGCTTGAAGCCGGCGTTGGTGAGTGCTTCGAATGCCCGTGTGGACTGCGACAGCAGGTCGACGTCGGCCACGGTCCCGCGAGTAGCCTGGCGAAGCGACTCCAGCATGCGGATGACAGTCATGCCGCTGTTGGCAAACTTGGTTTCCAGCACCTCGGCCGTTGCCGCCACCTGGCGGCGTACCCTGTCCGTTTCCACCCCGAACGCGATCAATTCCTGCACGCCCTGGATGGTGAAGTAGCCCATCACGGCGCCCTGCATCGATCGCTTGAAGTCTTCAAATACCTTGAGGCCGCTGGCGACCTCTTCGCCGGCCTGGCGGCCGGCCTTGCCCGCGCGCTGAGCGCTTTCACCGACGTCGTCGAGCCCGCCGGCTACCTCACGCGTACCCGCCGCAACGCCCTGGTCCCTCCAGTGAACGCCAATTTCGACCCTACGACTCAAGCTGTTCATCGACCGCTACCCCGCAGTTTCCGCAGGAAACTGCCAAGGTTGAGGGCTTCCGCCCTCAACCACGCCGATCTCGACTCTGCGGCTCAGACTATTCACGCTTCATCATCCGCCATTTCCCCCCGTGTTCGGGGGGATTAAGGGGGGTCGTCAGGTGGCCTCATCTCGTCGGACGACAGCTTGTTCCTTTCGTTGCTGACAATCAGGATCGCCATCTTCTCTCGCTCGGTGTAGGCGTGTGCGTCGGGAGCGAGGCCGAGTTCGTGGTAGGCGAGATGCTTCGTGGCCGTGGCGTACAGCTTCTTCGTCCGATAGGGCACCGCTGCCCACTGCAAGCGTGGGCACGTGCTACATCGCTGCCGTCGGATCTCGATCGGTTCGACCTGGTCAGGATCCCACAGCTCGACGAGCGCGCACCCCTTGCCGATCTCATCTTCCAGCGGCTCCCGCTCTTGTACGGAGAACCGCGCAAGACGGCTCTCCGGTAGTCCGTAGAAATCGTTGAGTCTCTCGTGCCCTGGGCATGTCGGTCGGACCTTATCCTCTTTCGAGTGCGTCCGATCCCAGTTCACGAGCCATCGGAGTTTTTTCCTTCTTCCTCCGGGACCTCCGGCTCGGGCGGCGGCCCGATGAGCGACTGTTCGAGGAACGCGCCTACCTGCACGAGGAACCCGGCGGGCAGAGCCTTCTCCGCCCATCCCGGCTCCGACGTATCCGGCTTGGGCGAGATGTTCGCGTCCGTGATGACCCGCGCCGCGAACGCTTTCCGCGCGCCGAACACGTCGTACTCGCTCGCCAGGCCGGCGCCGCGCGTTCGGCCCTCGTAGAGCACGTCTTGGTCGCCGTCGCGGATCTGCTGCGCCAGCGACTTCACGTCGATGTCCACCGTCGCCCGCAGTGGCGGCCAATACAGCCGAAGCGGGATCTCCGCATTCATGTCCAGCGCCACTGGCGCCTGCTCTTCTTTCCCAGCCATTCCAGGCCCCTCTCTCTTGTGAACACGCCCCGGAGAATCGGAACGTGCCCGCAGGGCACGACGATTCTCCAACGACGCCATGATCTGTCACGGCGTCGACGCGTAGTCGGCCGTCTTATTCCACACTGCCGCCAGGAACGGCCCGTTGGTCCCGTCGTCCATGACGAGCGCCTCGAACCTCCCGAGTAGCTTGCCGTTCTCCGACCAGCTCGGCGCGACTTGGCTGAACGCGATCTTCGGCCAGACGAACTGTGCGCCGTAGTTCTGGGTCGCGTCGCCGGCCAGGGAGCCGCTGTCCCACTCGACCTCGACCGCCTTCTCCGTCTTGTCCTTGACGTAGTCCAGCTCGGTCCGGTCCGACAGCTCAAGTGTGAGCCCGAGCCGGTAGGCCCGCGTCCCGCGCTCAGTGCGGCCGATCGTGTTCGCCGTCGGGTCGTAGAGCTGCCCCATCGAGATGTTGTTGGCGATCCCGATCGTCATCGCGCGAACCTTGGCCGTGATGTCCGTCTCCGACGTCAGGTCGACGGTGCCCAGCGCCGGCGCGTACGATTCTTCGACGGCGCTGCCGATGTACGCGGTCACCAGATCGCCACCCCACACCGGTTCGCTCGACACGAACGATCCCGACCCGGATCCCGCTGACTGCGGTCCCTTCGCGATGATGGCGAGGTCCATATCCACGTCCTGGTTGGCGACGTAGTTGAGCGTCCAGTTGTTCGCCACCGCGCCCGGGAACTTATGCTGCACGCCGGCCGCCAGGTACTCTTCGATCGTCCGAGAGATCAGCGTCCGAGCAGCCGACGGGCTGAACGTGTGCAGGTACGCGCTCGTGTCCGCCTCCTCCGAGGTCGGCGTACCGAGTACCCACGAGAGCGCTATGGCGAGGTCATCGGGCTTCACCCACTGCCAGGGGATCGAGCCTTGGAAGAACTGGGTGCCGATTCGGGCCTCGGTCGGCTGCTCCTTCGTCGTGGATAGCCCGGCATCGGTCCGGAGCTCCGTCTGCGCCGTGATGATATCGCCGCCGGCGCGCCTGATCTTCAGCGCCCGGTCGACAGCGACGGCCGTTCCGAACGTCGCCTCCCGATCGATGCTGATCAGGAACTGCCTCAAGTCATTCCATGCCGACACGCCTCTACCTCCTTGGCCCCATCAAAGTGCTGCCCGCAATAGGATATCCGCTGCCACTATCCCGCTCATCCAGAACCGACTATCATCGTCCTCGTCCTGCTCCACGTCCAGCGGCTCCGGGGCGACGTTCCTGACGATCCCGGCGCCGGTGTCGAGAAGACCGTTAAGCCGCCGCCCGGAGGTCACGCTCTCTTCTTCGTACCAGCGCGCCAACCGCGCCAGAGCCGTCTGCACGCCGTCCATGCCGGCGTCCACGTCGCCGCTGATGGCGTTGTACTCAACCTGCAAGAGCACGATCAGGTCGTAGCCACCCGCGGTTCGTTCGTCGCCGGGTCGGAACTGCGGGGCCCGGACGATCAGGCACGGCAGTATGGCTTCCCACACGGTCCGCTCATTGCCCGGTATCGTCTTGGCGACGATTTGGTTGATGCCGCCGGTCCCGCCCGTCTTCAACCAGTCGTCGTCCTCAAGCGCGGCGATCGCGTTCGTCTCGACGAGGTTCATCACATCTGCGGCTTGGGCACCAGTGAGCATCAGCCACTCCCGAGCTCGCGCAGCCGATCCAACATCGAACCGACCTCTGCCAGGTGCCGTGTCACGCTGCCTGAACCACCAGCCGCGACGTAGTCCGCAGCCAGTTGCGCTAGGTAGTCCGCATCGGCAGGCGTGAAGAACAGGAACGGACGCATGGCCTGCTGAAACCGCGCGTATCCGACCCCGTTTGGCACGAAGATCAAGAGCCGTTTCCTGCTGATCCGGGCGTTGCCCGTGGCTCCCTTGCGCATCCGGCCGGTGTCCACCATCAGGTGGCTGTTGGGCGTGATCCGCTTGCCGCTCGGTCTGAGCTTCCCTCGCACGGGTCCGGTCGTAGCCTTGCCGCCCACGAAGCGCCGCGTGCGGATGTCCTGCGCTACCCCGGTTCGCAGCCTTCTGCCCTTCGCGCTCCGCGTGCTCATGCCGGCCCTGATCCGTCTCACGCCGCCCCATGCCGGCACGGGCACGCCGTCGGTCTTCCGCGTGTATTGATCGGCAAAGCCCGCCCAGGTGACGCCTCTGAACGTCCCGCCGTGTGCCAGCATCTCGAACGTCCGGTGGGTCTGCCTGTCCATGTAGGCCCAGCCCGACCGGAACACCGGACGCGGATCGCGGATACGCCTATGCGTCCCCACGAGCCAGGTCCGAAGTTCATGGTCGGTGACTGTCACATTCTCGATCATCTCTGCATCGCCCCGCAGAATCGCGCCGCGATTCTGCCAAAGCCGGCGCTAGCCGGCTACGAAGTCATCGGTGGACCCCTCTTCGCTGCTCACGAGGTTCCCGTCTGCGTCGTATCTGCCGACTCCGAACACCGGCGTCGTGCTCTCGACGTTGGTCGCGATGCCGTCGCGGTGGTACGCCGTGCCGTCCTCGTCGCGCACTTCGATCTCGCCGGAGCGGATATTCCTGAGATACCCCTCGGCGATGTCGTGTTGCTCCTTGCCGGTTTTCTTGCCTCCGAGCTGAGCCTTCATGTCGTCCAGGATCAGCCCGGCCGCCACATAGCCGGTCGCGATCTGGATTATCATCGGCGTCGGCGGGTCGTCACCGACGTCCGGGAACTTCTGCGTCGCGCCGTCATACGTCCCGACCGCGAATCCGCCGCCGACCATGCCCTCGACGAGTTCGCTCGCGTCGGCGATGTACGTCGCGCGCTCACCGACCGCGTCCCATTCCTCTGGAAGAGTCGATGGCAGATGGGCCGTCACTTGTGCGTCGGTCGTATAAGTCATAGCACTTCCGCATCCCGCAGTTTCCGCAGGAAACTGCCAAGATCGACCATCAGGTTGATCACGGTCATGGCGCAGCCTGCCTCGGTACGAATCCCGCTATGCTGTCGCCGTAGACGACGCCCAGGCTGTCGAACATCGCCTGCAGCGTCGTCAGCTCAGCTGCCGTAAACGCCTCGTATCCGCCGAGGCTCACGCTGTCGCCGTCGATCGTCCCGCGTTGTGACGATCCGATACCGACCCGCGGGATCTGTGTCGCCCACGCGGCACGGACAGCGGCAGAGTCCGCGTCGGCGTATGCCCACTGGATGGCCGATGCGGATCCGATCATCGCTAGTACTACCAGTAGCGTTCTCATGGTTGCGGGCCTCCGCTCGTCAGCGTCTTGTACTCGACCCACGTTGGATCGCTCGCGTCGATCCCGGCGCCCGACCCTCGCGTGATGGTGTATCCGTTGCCCGTCTCGTCTACCACCGCCTGCGACGGTTCTCCGGGTTGCATCTCGTACTCTGCATGGAGGCCGGTTGTGGCGGGCCCGAACCTCCGCGTCGCCATGCTCACAAGCGTCTGAGCTGGGGTCCGCGCGAGATACCAGACGCGGACTATGCCGAGCTCACCGGCGAAGTATTCCTGGTTGGTGTTCCGACGCCCGATGTCCACCGCTTCCAGCGCCGACGTGCTTCCCATTCCGGTGATGTCTGACGGCGTGCCGACCTGCACCCCGTTCTTGTAGATCCGCGCCAGATTAGCCGTACGATCCACCACACAAGCGATGTGAACCCACATGTCTGCGTCGAACACGCCTACTGCGCCGGCCATCGCATTCCCGGTACCCGCTACATCCTCGACGTAGAAGATCAGCTCCTGCCCATACTGCTGCACCACGATCTTCTGTGATCCGGACTGGGAGCTGAACAACCGTCTGTACCCCGCCGTCGTGTTGGACGGGAGCGCCCACATCTCGACGGTCAGTTCGCCATCCTCCTGTTCGAGGAGTTCCTTGGCTGCCGTCCCGTAGTCGTTGTCGCCGGCGAAGCTCAAGCCCCAGAATCGCGACCGCTTCAGCCCCTCCTCGTCCGGCATCTCGTAGATCGCGTACGGCGCGTCCAGCGTCGGCTGCTCGACCAGTGCCAGAGCAGACGCGCACAGAGCCGCGATGATTGCGAGGATCGTCATCATTCCCTCGTTGGCGTGATCGTCAGCGTCGCGCCCGTCACGCTCTGGCTCATCGGATTGCGGGTCGTGAGCTGCAGGCTGTCCGATACCCACCTGAGCACGCGGATCTCCGCGACGTCCGCACCGGCGTCCAGTTCCGGCTTCAGCGTCAGACTGTCCTCGCCGATCTGGTAGATGCGGCCGCCCTTGATCGCCTTGGCCACCGCCCAGAACTGGCTGTCGGCCGCGGCCGCCTGGCTCGTCCCCGCCAGTGCGATTACGAACCGGTCCTGCTTGCTGTCCCTCGATGGGTTGCTGACCTGGACCGTGTCCGTCCGGACGCTGGCGCCCGTGAGCGTCGCGTCGGAGTAGACCGACGTTACGCCCGACGCGAACAGCGCCAGCGCCGTTCCGGCGAACGCGATCAGCGCGAGGGCGACCAGGGTGCTATTCCGTTTCATCGCCGGCCTCCTTAGGCTTCCTTCGCCCGCGCGTCCGCCGCATCGGCCTTGTCCTTGGCGGCCTTCGCTTTGGCATCGAGCCGAGCCTTGCGATCCGCGAACGGCTCGACAGTGCCGCCATCCAGCAGCGCATCGAGGTCCGGGCCGTCAGGTATAGTGAGCACATCTTCCGGTCCGTAGTCCTTGCCGTCGCGCCTCAGATGTTCGTTGTCCCTCACCACCACTTTCATGTTCCTCACCTTCCTGGAGTCTGCGAAGCAGACTCCCAAGATCGACCGACAAGTCGGTCACGACCTTCATCGTCCTTGTCCTCCGCGTCGGCCAACATGCCGATCGCTGCTATTTGGGTCGCACCACCATCCACTGGACGTCCTTGACGATCGTCCACGGGAACTGATAGAACGTCGAGTCGGTGCCGGCCCATGCTCTGACGGAACACAGCGTATCCTGCGAGGTCGCTATCACCGCATCTGTCGCTACGACGCCCGCGATTGCCACAGTATCAAGCCCGTCCCCTCCCTGGCCCATCGTCGTGATGCCCGAGAAGTCCTGAGTAGTCACGCTGTCGAACGTCGCGATGCTCGATGCCGTGAAAGCCGCCGACGCGGTAGTAGCGCCTACCAACGTGACCGTACTGTCGGCATTGGCGCTGAACGACCCCGGCTTGGTGATGACTCCGTCGCCGTCGGTCGTCAGCGTGTCGCCGATCGTGATCTTCTCGTCCACCAGCACGGTGTCCACGAAGTGGACGCCTTTCTGATACCGCTGCTTGCCTTTGTAGACGGTGTTCTGGGACTTGATGTCGTCCCACCGCGCCTCCGCAAGACCGGCCAGCGACAGCATCGCTACCACCGCCAGCACAGCCCCGATCGTAAACCTCTTCATCCGTCTGCCCTCCGTGTCGGATGGGTCCATGTCCACCGGAGTTCGCGACCGTCCGCATCGCGGACGGGAGTGAACTCCTAAATCCTAGCGCCCCGCGGCGCTAGGACACGGCGTCCTTGATCAGATACACCGCCGGCGCGCAGGGCACGATCTCGTCGACCTCTTCGCGCACCCGGATGACTGTGACCTTGTTGCTTTCGGAGCGATACCGCTCGCTGACCTGGTCCTGGAACACGAGCTGGTACGCGGCCGCCGGCTCGAAAAGAGTCGGGCTGGGTGGCACGTACATCATGATGACGTGCTTGCCCCAGATGAACGCGTTGCTCGCCGTCTGCCCCTCGTTCGCCGAGTTGTAGACGCCGTCGCCCACCAGGATCCGGTCGACCTCGAACAGGTCCGCCAACTGCTCCAGCGTCAACTGACCGCCGGAGGTGTACTTGAAGGTTTCAAGCAGCCCAGGGTGCCGCTTCAACTTGCTCAAGACTTGCCTGCCCATTACAAGCGTGTTCGGCATCCTGATGGCGCCCGTGTGGATCGACTCGCGAGCCGTCTCGACGTTCGTTTCCGGATCGCTGTTGACGTAGTCGTCCCACTGGTCGGTGCCGCTGAGCGTAGTGTTGTTGGTCACGACCGCCGTGTTCGTGAGCAGCGTCGCGATGCGTCGCTCACGAGCCAACATTATCCGGTGCGTGCAGACCCTCGTGCCGTAGGCGTCGGGGTCGGCTCCCGGGTCGGCGTTGGCCACCTCTCGGTCGCCGAGCGGGTACTGGATCCCGTACTCCTCGGTCTGGAAATCTGACGTCGTCGGCGACCAGTCGGCGTTCGCGTAATCCGCCTTGTCCGCCCGCAGGAGGTCGTCGCCGTCGTCGGTGAGCGGCGCGTCGTCCCACACGTAGTACTTGTCCGACTCCGCCGTCACCCGTATCCTGGGCGCCACCTGGTCCGCGATGAAGACGCTTTCCTCATTCGCGTAGCCGATGCTGAGCTGCGTAAGAGCGGCGTCGACGTGCAGGTCGGCCGCTTCCGCGAAACGCTGCATGCCCCTCTCGCCGATCGTCTGGATGTGCGATTTCATTGCTTCCGTTCTCCAAGGCCCCAATGCCGTCTGTCTCACACCTCACCCGGAGTTCGGAACGGCGGCGATGCCGACGGCGAACTCCCAAAGCGGCGCCTCAGCGCCGCTACGCGTTCTTCTCGTAGTTCACGAGCATCGCGGCGATCTGGTCGCCGTCGGCTGCAGCCGGGTTGATCGCGATGCCGATGATGTAGTCTTCCGCCACAGCCGTCACGACCTTGCCTGCGGCCGTTGCAGCAAGCTCGGCGCCTTCCTCGATCGCGGCGCCGGCGATCATCTTGCTCGTACCGTTGATCCGGACGCGCGCCGGCTCGTCGTCGGCATCCGGTTTGTTCTGCAGAATGCCGTAGCACTTCTCGCCCGCGGAGTTGGCCAGCGCGATCTTCCCGCTGGTCTCCATCGTCACGGCGTAGTACTGCTTCGTCGAGAGGTCCGCACTCGACTTCGCCGTGATGTCCTTGCCGCCATAGTCCACTGCCATCGCTCCGCTCTCCCTGGCCCCGATCTAGCCTGTCTCAGTTGTCGCTCTGCTCCCGGCGCAGCCGCACGAACGCCGCCTCGAAGGATATCTCCTCCATCTTCGCGAGCGCCTCGACCTCGTCCCGGAACTTGACCGAGGCCGGATCGACTGTCGAACCGAGCTCCTTCTGGGCGTCCTTGAGAGACTTGCCGTCTTTCTTGCCCTGCTCGGTCTCGTCGTCCGGGTGCTCGACGTCGCCGAACTGCGCCGTCTGGCCCGTCTTCGGGACCATCAGCGCGTTCTTTCCGGCCTGCTCGGCGATCAGGCCGAGTACGCGTTCCAGGGCCGGCAGGCCCGTGAGCTCCACTTCCGTGTCGCCGTCCGAGAACTTCATTGGCTCGGCGGATCGGCTGAAGTGCTCGGCAACCGCGTGCACCTCTGTCGAGTCGACGATCGCCGGCGCGAACCCGAGCCCGCGCAGGTTGTCGTGAAACCGTGCCACGTCGCCCTGCCGATTCGTCTCCCGGAGCCCGGCGATCACCGCATCCTGAGCGGCGCGCTCGCTCTCCAGCGTTTCGAGTCGCGTCTCCGTCTCCGCGAACTTCGCGGGATCGACGCTCGGCGCGCCGCCGCCATCAGGAGGCGTGGCCGTGTTGGTCCCACCATCGGCGGGAGGCTGTTCGGTCTTTCCTGGCATTCTTATACCCTCCTCCGAGGATCCCCAGTCGAACCACTGCCCGGTGCCCTCGGAGAAATTTCCGAGCAGATCGAACTTGTGGTAGGGGCGCGTGCCCCCGAGCAGCGCCACCGCGGTGATGCGAGCGGCGTCGTCCCATGCTTCCACGCTCCGCTTGGGCCACATGCCCTGGCGGAGTTCCTGAAAGACCTTGCGGCTCAACTTCACGAAGTCGGCGAATATCCAGTCGCCCTTGAGCCGCAGGTTGTCTGCAAATCCGACGGCAGGCTTCTCTGTCCCATCGTCTTCAGTGTGGCCCACGATCAGAGACGGCAGCTCTCCCTGCCGCTTGTCATCCTTGAAGTTGCCGATTGCCCGATTCGCCCAGGCGGACGAGTAGTCGAACCCCCTGTGAGTGCCGAGTTTGAAGATCGGCACCTCGAACACGTCGCACGTGTGATCGCTGTTCTGGCGCCAGCGGACGGTGGGCATGTCGGCCATCTGGGTCTTCGGCTCGTTGCTTACCTCTTCGACCTGGACGTCGCCGAACCCGTGGTTCTCCAGCCAGTGCTTGAAGTCGGCCACGGTCCAATCCGTCGCGCTGGCGATGATCGCCTGAATCTGCTGCGAACCGTCCTCCTTGATGCCGACGGAGAACTCCATGTCCCACCCGGCATATTGGTCTCCCACCGAGTTCGTGATGTACGTCGATTCGAACTCCCCCTCATCGACGAAAGTCGCTTTGTGTTCCAGCAGAAACGGCATCGTCTTGTCCTCCTACGCGGCCCACGCCACGTCAGCGAAATCGGTCTTTCCAAAGCCCTTGTCCGGCTCGACCACCAGGCCTTTCAGCACCGGCGGGGTCGTCGATAGCTCGGTCGCGTCCATCTTCGCCGCCTGGGACTCCATGATCGGCACCCACATGCAGCGGCAGTTGTAGCCGTTCGGCGTCCGCCACATGACCAGCATGTAGTGGCCCTTCGGGTAGATGCGCCCGTCCATCGCTTCGTGAGTCTTGCGCTGGCGACCGTCCAGCACTGCCGAGTACTGGTATGCCACCACCGGATCCGCTGCGTACAACGGATCCTCGGCGAGCTTGAATACCTTCTCGCGACCGCGACCGAGCGCCGTCATGATGTTGGTCCGGAACGCCGTCGCCAGCCGGCTCTCCGCCATCGCCTGGGTCGACGTAGCCTTGCCGAACAGGTCGCCGATCCAGCCGGTGTAGTCGGCCTCGACCGCACGCCGGAAGTCGCCGATGCCCCAGCCCTGTTCGAGCGCTTCGTTCAGCCGCCGATACACGATCGAAACGGCCTCACGCCCCTCCATCGTGGTGATGAAGAACGCCTTCTGACGGGCGGCTCTGTCGATGCGGTCGAACTCAGCCTTTGGCATCGCGACCCGGTCTCCCAGCCACTCCCGCGCCTCGTCCAGCGTCGGCAAAGCATCAAATTCGGCAAAGCGGTTCATCACCTCCGGCAGTTCGCTTGCGAACTGCCTGAGCTGCGCCCCTGGCGCAGTACGCTTGTTCAGCTCGCCGATCGCGGAAACCCGCCCATAGAGCTGCCCGACCACCGTCTGCCGACGAACGACGTCGGTGAACGCCTTCATGTTCGGCGCTAGCTCGACGGCCTGGCTGCCAGCCTCCAACGCTGCCTCGGCCTGCCCGATCAGGTCGTCGCGGATCCCCGTCCATACGCCCCGTGCCTCGTCGATCGAGACGCGCACCAGGTCGGTCGACGTGGTGCGGATCCCGCGCAGCGTCGGACCGTCCTCGAACCGCGTCAGCTCCCGCCAGAACGCTTCGTCCGACCATTCGGCGAACTGCTGCGGCTCGTCCTCGTCGCCATCGTCTGGCGTCGGCGGTACGGGGTCCGGCGTCGCTCTCGGCTGTAGCGTTTCCTCGTCGCCCTTCGGCTGCGGGATCCCCAGCTCCTCGTGCGCCCAGTTGAGCGGAATCCGTATGCCCATCCTGGCCGCACCTTCGAGCACTTCGACCTTCTCGCCCAGGTGCTCGTCCTTCCGCGGCGTCGGCGTCAGCTTCGGAAGCGAGTCGACGCTGCCGAAGTTCACCTCCACCATGCGGCGCACGAGCTGCTCGTTGACCACGTTGCACAGCCATTCCGCGTCGTCGTCGACGATCTTCTCCTTCTCGCCCCGGTGCACTTCTCCGAGCGCCTGGCTGCCGACCTTGCCCTGCGAGCTGGTCAGCGTCTGACCCAGCACACGCTCGCGGATCAGGTCCGACTGCCTGCCGAGGAACGCGTCGTAGGTCGCCTGGCCGCCGCGCGTCGCCTCCAGGAACTCCGCTTCTAGGTCGGCCGACATGACGAGCCCGGCCGCCGACTGGATCTCGTCCACGAGCTCTTTGGCCTTGTCTACCGTCCCCTGCTGTGCCGATCGCGGATGTGTGATCCTCAGCGTCGGCATGCCGAATCGTTCGAGGTAGACCGCCCAGAATCGCGTCCCCTCGCGCATGAACCAGTCGGGCCAGAAGATGCTTGAGAGTAGGCTCTCGCCGTGCGGGTCGCCTGGGTCGCCCTCGTACTTCGCGACGATGAACTTCTCGGGGTCGAGGTCCTGCTGCTGTGGCTGCACCTGCTTGAGCGACGTCACGTTCCCGAACTTGTCGACGACGAAGCGGAAGTTCTCCTGCTTCAGCGCCTTGAGTTCCAGGGGTGCCCACTTGTCACCGAACTGGCCGCTCCGCCACGGCTCCCAGATGATCTCCTGCAGCGCGTAACCGAACGGCACCGCCTGCCAGAGCTCCCTGAGATCGTCCTCGAACCGGCCGGTCATATGATCGAGCGCCGCCCGCACGAAGTCCGCGATCTCGACGTCTCGCGGGTCGTCTCCACCCGGCACCACGTCGTAGCCAAGCCCGATGACGTCGGACTTCCGGCTCCTGAGCACGCCGCCTACCACAGCGTTCTTCTTCGACATCGACCGCAGGTAGCTCATGCCCTTCGTGCGGATGATGCTGTCGTCGTTCCACAGCTCCTTCGTCGCCTGGCCGACCAGCGACTCGACGACGGAGACCTGCCCCATCTCGGGAGCCTCGGTGGGCTTCTCGGCGAAGAGCCCGCGTATGCGATCTACCAGATTCACCATCGTTATCCTGCGGATGCGCAGCATCCGCCAAGGTCGGCGTCAGCCGACCAGGTTCATGCCGAGAACTCCTCCGCCAGGTTGGATGTCGACCGTCGGCTCGTCGATCCGAGTTCCGCCGTCGCGCGCTTGCTGTCGCTGATACGCACCTCGTGTATCGCCGTCTCAAGGCCGACGTTCCGACGTGCCACCACGTCGGCGAACACGCATGCCATCATGTAGTGGTTCTGCACGCTACCGGACCGGAACTTCCGCACCGGAATGCCGTGCCGGTCGGTCTTGTCTTCTTTCTGCGAACCGGTGAGCAGATGCCGACCCGGCGCGCTCTTCTCGAACGGCGCACCCTCCCACTGCTGCGGGAACCAGACGTGCCCGCTCTTGATCCGGTCGAAGAAGTGCTCGATGGTCTCTTCGCGCTCGAACACCAGCCGGTCGAACCTCTCGTCGCCCAGTTCCTTCAGCTCTTCGGTCTCCTTGGCGCGGAACTCCTGCAGCCATGCACGTCCGGGGAACGCGCGACAGACGGCGCGTGCCAGGCTGCCCTCCGGCTTCTGGTCGATCAGGATGCCCTCGAACTGCATCTCGGAGTCCAGCGCCTGCAGGATGGTCACCAGCTCCTCGCCGCGCATCGCGGAGAAGTGGACGAACTCGAAGCCGCCGGAGGTGGTACTCGCCCCGCACATGGCGACGTGGCATATGTCGCCGACGTCGATGCCGACGAAGCGGGGGGACGCCAACGGGTGGGGCCGGAGTACCCGCGAGATATCCTCGACCAGTATGGCCTGGCGGTCCCCCGCATCTGGTAGAGCGAGCTTCGAGCACCGAAACGCGGCCAGCTCGCGCCGGTCGCGCTGCGCGGCATCCCACTCGCTCATGATCCTATCGAGGTCCGTGCATCCGAACGCCAACGCACTCACCTGGAAGCTGACTCTGTCCCGAACGTCCGGCCTCTGCGCGACGAACCGACCGTGCGCCTCGCCGTCCACCGGCCTGTGGCAAGCGATGCAGTGCGTTCGCCAGTGGCCGTCGACGATCGCCATGTTGCCCGGGAAGTCGTCTTCGAGGATCTGGTCGACGCTGCACGCCGGGCATCTGACGACCCACCGGCGCTGATCGCCCAACAGATACCGACCGTGAATCCCCTCGCCGGGGAACCGACCGCACGCAAAGGCGACCTCGCGACCGAAGTCCGAGGCGTCCAGGCGCTGGCGTGCGATGGTGAGATGGTCCTGGTTCAGGTCGTCGACCTCGTCGTAGATGTTCAGGTCGAACGGTCTGCTGATGGCGTTCTCCACAGCTTCCAGGCCGAGGAAATACGCGTATCGATCCGCGACTCGCACGAGGCCCTTCGACGGCGTCTCGCGAATGCTCGACCGCAGATCCGAGTCCCTTACCGCGGGTCGGAACCGAGTCGCAAGAATCTCCTCGGCGAGCTTGTTCGTCGGCAGGAAATAGCCGACGTTGCGGTCGTTCCGGTGCGCCTGCCAGAGCGTGTACCCGAACCCGATCGCGGTGGTGAACCCCTTCTGCGTCGGCTTCACGATATCGACCGTCCGTGCGCTGCCGGCGAGCACGTCGCAGATATCCCGCAACGGGCGGTAGCCGACGAAGCTGAACGGTCCGCGGTCGGTCATCACGTGCTGGACGAGGAACGTGCGGAGAGAGTTCGGGCTTGCGCTCGGACGCCGGTGGCGAGGCTTCCGGGTGCCCGAGCCGATCCCGTCCAGGATCGCGGCTTCCGCCTGTCTGACTGCCTCAGTCACCGCTCTGCTCCTGACCCGTTACGGCCTCTTCGGCGGCGGCTCTGTGGAGGACGGTCGGCATCTGCGCGACGACGTCCTCCGCCACCTGGTTCGCGGCGCCCTTCATGCGATCCTCGCTCAAGAGACCGCGGGCGACTTGCGCCTTCACCAACTGACCCAGCACCAATAGCACCACGCGCTGGATCGCCCGACGTGGGATGCCCAAGAGATCGCTCCTGGTGAGCTGTCGCTCTTCGGCCAACAGCTTCGTCAGCAGCGTGTCCGGCCGGATCTTCGACTCCTTGAGGTCCTCTGCCGTGAACGGGTGCTCCCCCTCGCCTCTCAGCGTTGCGATGCACCGACCGAGCACCAGCCTGACTTGCTCCAGTCGCTCGGCCTCGTGCGGCGTTGCGCCCGTCGGTCCGGTGTCGGCCACCAACTCCCGATGCAACTCGGCCAGCGCGTTCCAGCTCAGCTGCGCCCCGTGTGCCCAGCGACGTACAGTCTCGGCCTGCAGCTTCCCGCATTCGTCGGGCAGATCGGCACGCAACGCACGGGCAATGCGGTCGTACGAATCCCCACGAAGGCGCATCTTCGCCGCCCGCCATATCGGGCCTCCGGATCGTGGACTGTAGCCTGCCATCTGTCATCCCTGGTTCCTGGCGCCTGGAGTTCGTCCAGTGCGCGCCAGCGCACCGGGCGAACTCCCAACGTCGGCGTCAGCCGACGCGGGTTGTCTCTAGCGCAGCCTCGCCGCAGTGTTCACGATCGTCTTGACGTCGGCAGCCGTCGCCCCGGTGCTCTTCTTGATCGCGGCGCGGCCCGTCAAGATGGCGATCCCCGCCATTGCGCGCTCGGCGCCGCCGGCCACATCGTCCTCGACGAGGGCCTGCCAGGCTCCCCAGAGCACGAACGCCGCGCCAACGAAGTACGTCTTGTAACCACTTAGCTTCTTCATCGCTCACTCCTTTGCGTAAGCTGCCGGACCCGCTCCTGCAGGTCCTCGATGTCACGTTCAACGATGCCGTTCCTCCCAGCCTGCCGGGCCTCCATGACCCTGAGCTCCGTGCGCAGCTCGCTGATCTCCGAGACGACGCCCACGTACGCGCTCACCGCCGGTATGCCGGCCACGAGCAGCAACTTCACCCACTCGAACCAGACCGGCCGCCTGCCATTCGTCGGGGCCGTCGTCATGCATCCCCCTCGATGGCCTCGACTACAGCCATCCGCGCCTCGAAGTCTTCGGCCCACGCGACGGTCCCATTCGAGATCGCCAGCGCCGTCGTTGCCACCAACTGCTTCCGCTCGTAGCGTGCCAGACGCTGCACTTCCGGGTTGCTGAGGAACATCGGCTCGGCGATCACCGCCGGCATCCGTGTCCGTCGGACGATCCCGGCCGGCTTGTCCTCGCCGCGGTACGCTACGTCCGTCCCAACCCACGGGCCGCGAGACATCGGCACGCTGCCGCCCAGCTCGCGAACGCATGAGTCGGCCAGCGTCGCCGCAAGCCTGGCGCCCTCGGCATCCTCCGGGGCATACAGCATCGTCACGTAGTCCGTGTCGACGGACATGACGCCCGGCACGATCGCGTTCAGGTGCACTGCCACCACCGCGTCCACGCCCTCGGCGTTGAAGGCATCGATCCGGTGGTTCAGGTACTCCGGATACGGCTCGCGGCGCATGTCGGAGAGCGGGTCGTAGACTTCCAGCCCAGCATCCATGAGCAACAGACGGAGCTCGTTCACCGTCTCGCGGCAGAGCTCCCACTCCTCCAGATCGCCACACACCACCCCGCGATAGTCCGGGTTCGGATGGTTGCTATGCCCCGCACAGATGCCGATCCGCATGACAGCCTCGTTTGTAGCGGAGTTGCCCCACGCCGCTCAACCCCCGAGAATCCGAAGGATTCTCGTAACGAGCACGCAAGTGCTCGACGGCCACCTGAAGACTGCGAGGTCCCCCTGTCAACCCCCGTACGCAGAAAATCCCCGGCCATTGTTGAGAATGACCGGGGATTCTGTCGTTTGTGGTGGGGTTATGTCACGCTACTGGTCGAGCAGGCTCCCCTGCTGAGTTTTTCCCTTGGCGGCGTTCCGTGGCGCCTGCCTGAACGTCTGGTCTACACCCGCTGTCTCTGGGAAATCCACCTTCTTGCCATCGAGAAGCTCCTCGATCGTCAACAACTGCAGCCGAGGATGCTGACCCCACGGCGACGTATAGAAGCCCGCCCCCGCGGCCTCCTTGCGCATCGGCCCCGTGGGATTATTCAGGCTGACGAGCACGCCAACAGCGGCGTCCTCTCGATCGACGACCCCCCGAAGATCGCGCAGATGAGCCACGCTCGTCGCGCCGCCCTTCACCGAAAACACGACCTTCCGATACGGCTTCTTCGACTCCCACTCCGCCTTGATCCGACGGAGGCCGTCAATGCCTCGGTCAGCCCCCTTCTTCTTCTCCGCAAGGTGAGCGTTCACCAACCCCAGCGCCCAGTGCTCGAACTCGTACTTGTCCGCCTCGGCCAACGCCCTCGCGCCCTCCAGATCAACCGGTTCACCATGCACTTCGTAGTCGACGTCGTCGCCGAACGCATCCGCCAGTCGAATCTTGATGAGCCCCACTGCAAGGTGCGTCACGTCGATGCCGATCCACCGCCGTCCCAGTTTCTGCGCAGCCGAGACCGTGGTTCCACAGCCACAGAACGGGTCGAGGACGACGTCGTCCTCGCTGGACGAAGTCATGATGACCCGCTCAAGCAACGCCTCCGGCTTCTGCGTTGGGTAGCCGAGCCGCTCTTGCGCCTGCGAGTTGAGCGGGGGGATGTCCGTCCAGACGTCGCCAAGTGGCTTTCCACGTTGCTCGTCAAGATAGCGCTTGAACCGGGGTACCGAGCCGAGGCTGGGCTGAACGACGAGCCCAGACTCATATGCCTTCTGCATCCGCTCCCGGGTCCAGCGCCATACTTTTGTCATGCCGAGGAACTCGTGCGTCAGGTTGGGGCGGTTCCGATTCGGATTGGTCAGGTCTGTGAGCTGGTACAGACGACCATGCTCGTCCCGGTGCGTGTACTTCTGCTTTGTCTTCTCGTCCAGGTTGGCCTCGTCATAGGGCTCGAACAGCGCGTTCATGTTCCAGGTGGCGCCGTCGGACTTCTGGTAGCAGAGCAGAAGGTCATGGTTGGTGGGCAAGCGGCGTGTCATCAGGCCCTTCGACGTCGTCCGCTCCCAGACGACTTCATTCCGGAAGTTCTCCCCCCCGAACACCCCATCCATCAGCACTTTGAGGTAGTGACTCGCGGTAGGATCGCAATGCAGGTAGATGCTCCCCGTCCCCTTCAGCACCCGGCGCAACTCCAGCAAACGAGGCGCCATCATCGCCAGATACGCCAACATGTCGTTGTCGCCCAGCAGGTCCCTGAACGCAAGCATAGCTTCCGCCACACGCCCCGCGCCCGGGTCCTGAACCACATCCGCGAATGCACGTGCCGCTGCCTCGTCCCAGTGCCACGTGTCGTCGAAAGCCCTGATCTGAGCCGCCGAGTCCGTGCCGTTCTTCTCCGCAAAGAGCACGTTGTACGTCGCGTTGCTGTTGAACGGCGGGTCGAGGTACACAA